AACCCCTTTATAAGGCTGTAGGGATTGCCCTGTTTGTTGTGAAGAAAGGTTTCCGTTCATACGCTTAACGCAATGAGTCGGAAGCAGCCTTACCCATACCTTGACGAGCACCCATTGTTGAAGGAACAATGCGAGCATTTGCCATGGTTGCACCCGCTGCTGGGTCAATTGTTGGCATCTTTGCCGAAACTCTGCAACATGGTCCATTCTTTTCAGAATTTGCATCAATCTTCACAGGTGTACGACGTGGCTTTGCACCCATCATAGTTGGGTCTCCTGCTTGAACATTTTTCTTTGGCATCAATGTGCCCTTTACTGCACCAACAGATAGACGTGCACTTCCACGAGTAATCATTTCGCTTAGTACGCTTGGCATTTCTACTGATGTTTTCTTTGAACCTGCACCATCCATGTGGCTTGATGCTGCTCCTGAACGACGACGCATAGCGTGTCCCATCTTTCTATAGTCTGACATTAGAACTCCTTTTGCCCTTGTATAAATAGTAAGACCTTACGGGTTAGTGTCTGCCTTAACTTGCTTGAATTGAAAAAACAATTGCCGAAATTTCGCCATCACGACTTTCAATGGTCGTAAACCCTGGTTTGCAAGTTAGGTCTAACCCTCTTGGGGCTACATAACCACGGGCTATGGCTAGGGCTTTAACTGCTTGGTTAACAGCACCTGCTCCAACTGCACGGAGTTTTACTTGACGGTCTGCATATAGGGCATGGGCGATTGCAGAAGCCACGCTTTGAGGGTTGCTTCCAGCACTTACACGAAGAAACGGCTCTTCTGAAGAGACGATGGATTCGATTTCAGTCACGATTTTTAGTCCTTTACGTTGTTTTGTAGTGCCCACCTATCCATAAAGGTAAAGAAAAAACGCCTATAAATCAGCCTAAACGTGGTTCATCTCTGTATTTTGGGTCAGCCATTTGCTTTATAACGGCTTTTTCGACCTCGTTTATTCCATTTTTTGAGACAAGCCTGGCTAAAGCATATGAGTCAGCAGCGTTGTCGTCCGAAAACTCTACTCCCCACCGCTTGTACATCATCATCAACATCTCTTGTTTTTTGGCGTTCCCTTTACCTGCTGCAAACTTCTTTAAGGTCATTGGAGCAACCTGTAACGGAAATATCCTGTCTCTTTCATACAGTTCAAGTTTTACGATTGCTGCTAACTCTCCTAATTTTAAAGCAGCAGGGGATTGAAGAACGCTACCTTCTATAGCAGTATCAAGTATTTCTGCTCCTAACTCTTGAACGTAGTCAAGAGTGTCGCCAATCCATTCTTTTATATCTACAAGTCGTTCAATTCCAAAATAAGGAGATTTATACACCCACGTAAAATATTCGTTTGGGTTTTTAGAAGACATGGCTGTTAAACCAAACCCCGTAAGGGATTGGTCTATTCCTATGTAAACGTCGTCTTTTCGGGTAAGACCGCCGTTAAAAGTTTTTATTGACAAGAGTAGTCACCAAAAACTTCAACTCCTCTAACGTACCGTCATTACCTAGAACTTCATCAAACGTATACGTATCTAGTTCCCATTCAGATACGTGGTCGTTAACTGCACTTACGTTTGGACGTTCTACTCTCCACATGTGGCCTTTTATGTGTTTAATTGCTTCCGCTTCATTTCTAAACCGTACGTCTGTAATAACATACTTTGAATACGCCTCATTGTTAAGTTTTCTAAATGCAGCCCTAACCCAAACTTCTGGGTCAATATTTATACGAGCAGAGTAGCCAAGAACCTGTAAATAATGTCGAACTTCTGGGCGTTGCTTTGCTAAATCCCACCCGTATTCCTCAACAAGTTCTTGTAATCGAACATCATGAACTAGTGGGTCCATCGCTAACAACATGTTTCGTATAGGGTCTGCAAAAGCAATTTTTTCAAAACCGTGTTCTTCAACTAAAAATTGAGCAACAGTGTCTTTTCCAGAACTGGCATATCCAGACAACCCAATTACTACCATGAGGACTTGTCTTTTCTAATTGCTCTAAAATCAGAAGACCTACGAGTAAGTTCACGAGAAACTAGGGCTGTGTCTCGTTCTAAATTGTGAAACATCACCTCAATCATTTTTCTATACGCATAGATATTGTCTAAATTATCTGAAAGTTTCATAACAGTTGGGTCACTTGCAATTGCAGCCTTCAATGCAGCAACTTTGTCGTTTTTAGTAATTTCACGAGAAACCATTAATTTAGCAGAGGTCATGTCTAAAGTTTTTTCTGCTGCTCTTTCATCAATCTGTGCTGCAGACAACTGAGTTGCAACGTAGTTAGACCACGCTGTAAGTCTGCTAAACAACAAACTAAGTTGTTCGCTGTCTAACTCAGTTAAATCTCGTGGCATTAATGGGTAATCATCTTGCTGTTGAGCAATTGAAAACCCTTGACTTAACAGTTCATCTACTGCTTTTTGCGAAGATTCACCTAGTTTAAGCGTCATCATTTTCTCCAAACTGTAGACAGGATTTACAGCCTACTTCATTAACGGTACAAGCAATAGGGGTTTGTGCATTAACTGCGTCTACAACTTGTTTTGCTTTTTCAAATATAGGCTCAACAATTTCATAGTCTGCTTTCACTACAAACTCTCTATAGTCTTGGTCTGCCTTTAGTTCGTAAATAAACACAATTTCGTCTATGGGAGTGCCCATTCGTTTTGCTAACTCTAGGTACACCTGTCCTTGTAATAGGTGAGTTCTGAAAGGACGACGAATACCTCGCCATGCTTTACCCAAATCTCCGTCTGCTTTTGCAAGAAGTTCTGGGGCTTCAAACCTTAAAGTTCCTGAACCAATTGATTTAATTTCAATTAAACAGTCATTGCCTAGGCCTTTTATCCAACCATCAGAATGACCAGCAATTCTTAAATCTGGGTCAACTAACGTTACTTCTCCATACTTTAAAAAATGACCGTTAGCATTACAGGACTTGCATATTTTTGGTGAAGTTGCGTAAAACTCAGTTCCACAAACCATACAATGCCAAGCACCGTAAAGAATATCCATTTCTTTAAACCAGTTTTGCCATTTAGCATGAATGAAGTGACCTTCATCAAAAATAGATTGCAGTCTTAGATTTGGCTTATCTTTTTTAATAGGGGCTCCCGTTAAAGCAAAGTAAGAGGCTCTTAAACACCAATCAGCCTTAACCATTTCTGACGGGTGTAACACGTCAGTACTACGTTTTTCTAAAGTTTTTGAAAGCAAATGCCTTTCAACATCTCCTACTAAACGAGGGTCGCTTTTCTTTGCATCTAAGAACTTCTTTAAATCGCTAGTCATCATTCGCCTTTATCTAAATTAAATATGAATTGTTCTAATGTCATTTTTTTCTTGTATGTTCTGCTCCATTTGCGAATTAAAGCATTACGTTCTCTATGAGACATTCCTCCCCAAATACCGTGAGGCTCGTCTCTTTCGACTGCATCCCAAAGACATTCTAGTCTGACGGGACACGGGTTTTTTCCGTTTTCGCCAAAACAATATGATTTTGCTTCAGCAGCGATTGTTTTGTACAAATCTTTATCGCGTGGAGGATAGAAGGTGTCAGTATCAATTCCTTTGCACCTAGCCTTATATCGCCATGCGTGTTGTGGTTCATCCATTTACGATTCCTTATCAAGAGTCTCTCTCATTTCTAGGTAATCGTCTTCAAGAAGAATTATGTAATTCTCCCCATCTAGATGGATGCCTAATATCGGGGTACGGCTATCTAGTATTGCCTCTCTCGTAATTTTCTTTAGAACTTCTGACTTAATAGTGATTTGTTTTTTACCAGTCCACTTATGTTCAATAAGAAGTTCTTTAGAACGTACGTCACCCTTTCGGGACCAAAAGGCTCCAGAAGCAGCAGTACGAGAACCGCCTACACGTTTTGCTAAACGGTTTTCGTGTATGCGAGATTGCTTCTGACCTTCAGATTTCATTTTTTAGTTTTACCTGTTTCAATTTCTTCAAACAGATGTGGTTTTATGTGACCAAGAGCAGCCAATGTTAATCCAACATTTTCGGCTGCTGCTGTAACAGTTGCCATTAAATCTTCGGGGTGTGCATGTTCATGAATATTTTTTCCTGAATACGACCACGTGTTTCCTGACGACTTAACAACCTCAACTACTAATTGTAGATATTGGTCCATTGAAATGTACCAAACAGGCACTCTATTTCCCAAGGTCAATCACCTTCTTTGCTAGTTCTTCCTTCAAGTCTACTTCTTCTCGAATAGACGCAATGACAGACTCTGTGCCTTGCCATTTACGGTCTCCATAATAGTACCAACCGCCCTTACGTTCAATAATTTCGTGAAGG